TCAATACCTGTTCGGCATACTCAGGGTCAGCCTCAGAATATGACAGGGTCAGGTGATAGTTTTCTGGCAGTTTGGCATACGCCCTCTTGACAATCTTTGTGTAGTCATAGAACTGTATCTCAGGGAACTGCTCCATGATACCTGTCTTTTCAAACTGAATGTCGCTTGTGCCATTGAGCCTAGCGCAAGGCTTTACGCCCTTCTTTGTATTGCGCTTGCTAAACTTTGTCAAGTCTTTGTACAGCGCATCCATGTACCCAATGCGGTCTGATAGATAGAGCATAGTCTTGCGTTCACGCCCTTTTTGCACCACGCCCATTTGTCCACGCCCTGCACTGTTGAGGCAACCCTCATGGCACTTAGCCTTGTCAGCAAGCGCACAAAGATTATGCACCTTGCCCTTGAATACAGTTTTGTATGGTTTCATATACTGGATGCCTGTCTCATATTCAGACCCATCACCCTTGATTGTCTTGGCATTGTTGCCCACACCGATAAGATTATACGTCATGATTATCTCCCGTCATTGATGCGTTTACTAGGCACAATCCACGTTAGCAGATTGCCCCTGTAGTGTCAAGCAGACTTGCGCTTACCTTTCGGCAGATTAGCAAGTTCAACAATATCCTGCACGTCAAAAGCCCCCATGTCAATGGTATGGTTTTTGCGGTCAAGAGTTTTGTCAATGCCTGTCAAAAGCAAATCAAACGTAGCCTTAGAGTTTGAGACAATACGACTGCCAAACTCAGCTTTCACTTGACGTGCGGCTGTACGGCTTGCCTTGTAAGCACGAGTTTTAGACAATTCTTTGCCTGTCTTTTTCTCGAACTTAGCGGCAACCCTAGCAAACTTACGAGCATTATCCTCGTTTAAGTTTTGACCTGTCAAGCCTGTTGATTGCTTCCAATAAGATACTACAAATGATACATTAGCCATGATAAAAATCTCCTGTTGGTTTGTGTTTCTTGGCTGTGTAGGCAGATAATGCCTAGTAAAAGCATCGTTGTCAAGGGGGCAGTGCTTAACTGGCAGATTGCCTAGCGCAATTGCCCCCCTGTTTATTTTTGGATTTCAATTTCTGTTAGCTATACAGCGATAGACTTGCAACCCCAAGTGGTATTCGGAATATTCGTTACAAAAATTGTCGATTACTATTATTGAACCTCGCCTATCGGTTTGGGGTAGTTCTGCGGTAATACGCTCACCCTACATTACTTTGCTTGCCGCCCGTTGCCACCTCAGCCGCTAGTCCTATCTCGCCCTCGATACCGCTACACTTGGTCACAGTTCTGGTTACAAGACGGTTCTCTAGCATAGAGCCGTTCGTATCTTGAGTGCGTTGCCCCGCAGGTATCTGTCTCAAGGTTCTGTTTTTGGATAGTCCATCGACTAGCAGGTTTTTAAGTGGCCTCATCCACTGCCCCTTAACGCTAGGGCATTGCGCTTGGCCTGTCAACCCCCTGCCTCATCGCTAGTGTGCGGATGATAAAGCCCCCACAATTTGGGGCAAGCACTACGTCTGACCTATGGCCTCATCAGTTTATGGCAGAACCGCTTTTCCCTGTCAACCCCTCAATCGCTGGTGCGGATTGTTAAGAGACCCATAGTCTCAAGAGGTAATCAGGTGAAGCCGTTATCGCCTCGCTGATGATTAAAGTAAACACTAATCCGAAATGAATGTAAACCCCTTGCTCATAAGTCATTGATTTTATTGGATTTTGATATTCCAGCTGGTGACTGTTCATGGTTTGTTTCTAGTTCGTTCCTGTTTCGTTCTATGTGTAGCAGATAGGATGAGAACAAAAGGGGAACGCTTACGTGTATATAATATAGTAGGGGGTATAGGATTAGATACACGGCCGGATAACATTCTTAGCCTCGACTAACTTTCTTTACTTTATTTAATACTGCTATTGCGGCAATTCATATGGTATCAGTTAACGATTTACTATTAACTTATTGATTTAATTGTTTTTTATCTTATTTGATAGCTGGTTTTTACAATTTAAAGTAGCAAAGCAACAAAACCTTTACAACTCAAGGTGGTAGGGCAGGACGCCACCCCGGTACGTATAGTTATATATACACATAAATACACAGATTAGGAAAATCAAGTGTTAACCACAAAGGTAACTGTCACCCTTATAGATAACTAGCTGCCTATTTATTGTGCAGAATAGGTGGGGGTGTGTGGACCAAGACACACTAAATGATAAAAAGATGTTAAATTCACAAAAAGGGGGTTGACAGTGTACCCATTTCTGAGTATAATTATAGTATAACAAAACACACTTAAAGTGTTTCACTTATAATTGTTATTAATATTATCTTGTTAAATACACTTACAATGTAACACTATAAGTGACATTGGTAAGTAATAAGATACGTAAGTAAATATACGTGCTATGAAAGTTTTCCCTTGACAAAACGTAGAAAATCTGTAAAACTATACACAGACAATGTACTTGATGCTTTCTATGAAGCTATACGTACCAACTCATTAGACCGTTTACATATCCCTCACAGTGATGTCTTCTATGTGCGTACAGCAGTAGAGGCACACTATGGGCGTTCATTTACTTTGAAACACGTAGAGGACGCAATGAGGGCTGAAGGTTGGAAAGAGCCTAACGAATAATGTTCCAAGCAATACTTATAGCCTGTGTAATAGGCAATCCTGATTCCTGCATGAAAGTTTCAGACACCTATGGTCCATATGACGGGCAGGGTAGATGCTATACTCGTTTAGAAGAGATGCAGTATAACTTAGAAGTTTTGTGGAAGAAACACAACATGCCACTAACAGTTAATCACACAATGTGTACAGTAGTGCAGGGTGAGAATACATAGCAATGGCTATACCTGAACGTGTAAAGAACAAGATGAAAGAGGAAGGGCTTACTGGTGTCAATAAGCCCAAACGTACTCCCAAGCATCCAACGAAGTCACATTGTGTGATGGCGAAGGAAGGTGACACATACAAGTTTATACGCTTTGGTCAGCAGGGCGTAAAAGGTGCTGGTAAGAGTCCTACCACAGCGAAGGACAAAGCACGTAAGAGGTCGTATTATGCCAGACATAATGCGCAGGGTAAACCGACCAGCAAGCTATCAGCGAAGTACTGGTCACATAAAGTGAAGTGGTAGGAGACTAACCAATGGCTAAAGAGAAAAAAGACATGACCCCTATGGAACGTAGGGAGCAAATGATTAAAGACCGTGCTGCTCGTCTAGCACGTGATGCAAAGAAGCAAGGTATCACACCAGCAGAACTTGCAAAGAAAAAGAAAGACACATATGTAAAGGTACTAGGTGGTGCAGCATCATTGCTTCCTATTGGACGTATTGTATCAATGGCAAGTAAAGTAATCAAAGGTGGTACTACTGCTAAGACGGCAGCTAAGACGAGTCGTGCGCTAACAACCACAACCAAACCTAAAACAAAGTCTACTACAGGCAGGGCAGTTGCCACACGTCCATCTACAGCAGTTAAGCCTAGAAGCACAGCAGTTGGTCCAAAGAAACCATCTACACCGAAGCGTGAGATGAAGAATATCACACCTACTAAACGTACTAAGATTACAACTAAACCACCAAAGAAAAGCACTAAGCCAGTATCAAAGGCAAAGGCGGCTGCTACAGTTGCAGCAACAACGGCATTAGGTGCAGCAGCTTTGATGGGAAACAAAGGACAAAAGAAGACACAGGCAGCAACAGTAGCAACACCTACATCACGTCCAAAGCGTCCTACTACTAAAAAACGTAGTACAGGCATGAGTGAAGGTAACACTGTAGCTGGTTCATCAGGCAGACGTGCATCTAAAGGTCCGGGTGTAGGAAAGACAGACAAGAAAGACCCACGTAAAGGTTTTTCTTCAAAAGCTACACCGGGTAAAAAAGGACCATTGGCAAGTGCAAGAAAAGAGTATCCAGTAACTGGTCCGGGTTCTCAGAGCAAAGTATTACGCCCAAAGAAAGCAGAACCTAAGATACCAGCAGGTGCAAAAAGATTTCAAGGTTCATACAACAGCAAGACACATAAGCTGCAAAACATTGGCGGCAAAACATATGTAGTGAAGAGGTAGTTATGAACATATCGAAAGCAAACGAAATTATTATGGCAGTGCAAGAAGGTACTGCTAAAGAAAAAGGTTTCACTGCCCAAGAAATAAAAGATGCTAAAGCACGTATGGCAAAGTTTAACAAGAACACAGAGAATGATATGATGCCGGGTAAAGCACGTACCAATTTCAAAGATGGTGGTGCTGCTAAAAAGAAAGTGCCAGCTATATCCATAAGCGTAGGCATGGTCGAAGTACCAAAGAATGGTAAGAACAAAGCCAAGATGATGCGTGGGGGTATGGCAAACAAACGTGAGCATATGTACGCAGCAGGTGGTTCTGTAGAAGATAAGATGAACCCCGGCTTACGTGCTTTGGCAAAAGAACGTCCAGACGTAGTAGCTAAAATGCTCAAGAAATAATGCATCCTATTGAAGCTGACATCCGCAAGTGGTCTAATGATTTTCTTGAGATACCAAATGTAAAGTTAAATGGATTACCACCCTGTCCATACGCAAAGCAAGCATGGCTAGATAAGAAAGTAACCTTTAGCATTAACACGGGGCTAGAGGGTCTAGTAAAAGAAGTCGCAGACTTTAACCAGCATACCTTTGACATTGTAGTATGGGCTACACATCTAATGCCAGACATGGAATACTTAGATGGTTTCTGTGATGGCATAAACGAGGCATTGGCACTAGCCGATAAAGATATGCACCTGATGGTGTTTCATCCAGACTATGATGCAGAAGAAGCGGGTCTGGACTTTTTAGTAGATGATGTTACAGATGAAGACCTTGAGTATTGTATGGTATTCGTACAACGATTGTCCACACTGGACGATGCATCATTAAGTTTAGAAAAGTCGGGATACTACCAGCACTTTCCTGACGATGTTTATGAATCACTCGTGCTGGACAGACGGAGACTTCGCAATGGCGGGTAAAGCAAAAGCAGCAAAGAAAATGATGCGTGGTGGTGTTGCCAAAAAGAAAATGCGTGGCGGTGGCATGGCTAAGATGGCGCAGAAGAAAATGATGCGTGGCGGTATGGTTAAGAAAAAGATGATGCGTGGTGGCGCAGTTAAAAAGAAGTAAGATGAAACGTGTTGCAGTTAGATATCTAGGATGGGGCTTACTATACATATGTAAGTTCTTTAGTGCTATATCCAATTGGTTTTGGCGAAAGCATAAACGTGTGCTAGATTGGAATGACAGGTAATGGTAGACCGTAACTATACCACAGATACTGAAGCTATTACAATCACGGCTACGTCAGGCGGTGCAAGTGCGGATACAATATATACCTGCCCACCTAACTACGATGCAACAATAGATTTTTTGCACGTTAGTAACGGAACTACTTCTGTTCAAAACGTAACACTTCAATGGTATCACGCAGATACGAACACATATCATCACATTATAAATGATAAATCTATAGCAGGTAAAGATGTATATAACGTGATTAATGCAGACAGAATACACCTACATGCTGGCGATAAAATTGGTGCGTTTAATGGTGGTGCTAGTTTAGAAGTATTTATATCTGTTCGTCAGTTCTATAATCCAAATAGGTAGTAACTATGGCAACACGTAAAGCACCAAAGAAACCTGCTAAGAAGAAAGCTAAAAGCAGAGTAAATGAGGCAGGTAACTATACCAAGCCAGAGTTAAGAAAACGTCTGTTCAATAAAATTAAAGCTGGAACACGTGGCGGTAAGGCTGGTCAGTGGTCAGCAAGAAAAGCGCAGTTGCTTGCCCTTGAGTACAAAAAAGCAGGTGGCGGTTATAAAAGCTAATGGCTGCAAAACTGAACGAGAACACTGAGGTTGCGTTACCCCTTCGCAACATTATCAGCATGGTTGCTGCAGCCTCACTCGCAACGTGGGCATACTTTGGTATCATAGAGCGTCTTAATCAGATAGAGACAAACATCACAATGATGGAGTCTGACTTAGGACAAAACACAGAGTTTCGTATTAAATGGCCTCGTGGCGAGATGGGCAGTCTACCTGCCGACAGCGAACAGTTCATGTTGATTGAACATCTTGCTGACCAGCTAGACGAACTGACAGCACAGATAGATGAAGGTCGTGCGCCACATGACCAACAGCAGAAACTAACTTTGGAGTTTTATGAAAAACGTATCAGTGCCATAGAAGCACGGCTTGAGAAAATGCGAAACGGAAATCATGGTGACTGAAACAATTACTCTGATACTTTATCTTGCAGGAAATGTAGCTGAACACACAGCATTTGAAAAGCTGTCAAAGTGTTTAAAAGCTAAACGCACAATAGAAAGAAACCTGTACAAAGACACAGGTAATGTGCGGTACTCTTGTGAAAACAAAACAGTTGAAATTAGTAAAGGTCCAGACGGAAAGAATTACATCGTAAAGATTGTGGAGTAGCAAATGTTAGCAGAGATAGCCGCAGCCAATGCAGCATTTGCAGCAATCAAGATGGCTATCAGTAATGGACGTGAGATAGCTGACGTTGCATCGCAAGTAGGCAAATATGTAAATGCCACAGAGGACCTACGTAAACAAGGCGAGAAGAAAAAACGTGGTGCGGGTGGTGCAGACTTAGAAGAGTTCATGCATCTTGAAAAGCTAAAGCAGCAAGAAGAAGAACTGAAGCAGCTTATGATATACACAGGCAGACCCGGACTGTGGCATGATTGGATAAGGTTTCAGGCACAAGCACGTAAAGATAGACTAGCTGCAGCAGAAGCCCGTAGGCGGCAGATACAGAACTGGATTGAAATAGGTACTATAGCTATACTATGTATAGTAGGATTGTTTGGTGTAGCTGCCTTGGTTGCTTGGGCAATGTATTTGAAAGGCACAATATAATGACACTTAAAGGACCACAAAAAAGTCTAAAGTCATGGACTAAACAGAAGTGGGGAACAAAGAGTGGGAAGCCGTCTGGAAAAACTGGAGAACGGTACTTACCTGCTGCGGCTATCAAAGCGTTGTCACCGCAGGAGTACGCAGCCACCACCAGTGCTAAACGAAAAGGAACTGCTGCTGGTAAGCAATTCGTCAGACAGCCTAAAGCGATACAAAAGAAAACCGCCAAATTCAGAAGAGGTGTGTAATGCTAACCGCACTGATAGGTCCAATAAGTAATATTGCCTCTACATGGTTAGAGGGTAAGGTAGAAGAGAAGAAAGCCCAATCAGCAAGTAAAGTTGCTAAAGCACAGGCTGAAGCTGTAGTGATGCAAAAAAAAGCTACGGGTGAAATTGATTGGGACTTAGAGATGGCTAAAGGAAGTCAGTCTTCGTGGAAAGACGAATGGCTTACTATACTATTTAGCATTCCACTTATACTAGCTTTTGTGCCGGGAATGGAAGAAGTAGTTGCAAACGGATTCGCACAACTCAACGCAATGCCTGAATGGTATCAGTACTCACTTGGAGTTATCGTTGCTGCTTCTTTCGGAGTACGTTCAGCTACAAAATTCTTTGGTAAAAAATGAAACATCTAATAGCACTAATCAACAAAGTATTTGTGTACAATTACGTGGGTGACTTGTCGCAGCACAGACTGCACACAACACGCTATGAGGACTTGTGTAAGTAATGGCTGATTGGTTTAACAAATATATGAAGATAAACATTACAGCAAAGCTAACCATGATTGCTTCTGTTGCAATGTCGTGGCGTTGTGCTGAGTGGTTTATGAACCTCGAAGACCCAACAACACAGCAGTCTGCATTTGTTTCTGTTATCATGGGTGTTATGACAGGTGTGTATGGCATCTATCTGGGCAGAGAAGCAAAGGGCAAGTAGATGAAATATATTCGCACACATTTGATTAAACAGCTTGTTCAGAGTGAAGGTCTTCGCCTTGAGGTGTATCAGGATACACTTGGCATTGATACAATAGGTGTGGGCAGAAACTTAGAAGACAGAGGTATTACTGACGAAGAGTTGGCTGCTCTGGACTTTCCAAACATAGAAGCAGTGTACGAACATGGTATTACAGAAAATGACGCTGCATATCTATTAGAGAATGACGTACAGATAGTTGAGGAAGAACTGTTACGGGCGCACCCTTGCGTAGACAGCTTAGACGCTGTACGTCAGCTTGTACTGGTAGACATGGCATTTAATATGGGTGTGCCGCGTTTATGTAAATTTAAAAAAATGTGGTCGGCTATTCATGAAGACGATTTCCGCACCGCAGCAAAAGAAATGCTTGACAGCAGATGGGCTGTTCAAGTAAAATCACGTAGCCATAAACTGGCTCACGCTATGCATCATGGAGAATTAAAGTAATGGCTATTTTTATTGAAAGAGATAAATCAGGAACACCTGTACTATATCGAGGTACAAAGGGCGGTTCTAAACAGCGTTTAGGTAAAGCATCTAAATCTGATATTAAAGAATATGGCATTTCAGGTGAAATAGGTGCTGTTGAAGCAGCTAAAAAAGCTATCTCTGGTTTGTTCGGTAGTGACGATGACACAAAGAAAAAACCTAAAGCTAAATCTATTTCTGAAGGGCTAGGTTCTTTTATGTCTGGTCTTACTAGGAATAAAGGTGGATACATTGGTAAGCCACGTACAGGACACACTGACTATCGTTTTAATAAAGGCGGCATGGTTATGTCATCTACAAACAATATGAAAAAGAAATAATGGCTAGAGAACTAAACGAAAGACAACAGAAGTTTCTTGAAGTCCTCTTTGAAGAGGCTGGTGGTGACGTAGTTTCCGCTAAGAAACTGGCGGGGTATTCAGAGAATACGCCAACAACTGCAATTGTAAAAGGTCTCAAGGAAGAGATACTTGAAGCAACGCAGATGTACATGGCACGTAATGCACCAAAAGCTGCAATGGCTGTAACAGGCGCACTGTATGACCCAACTGAACTTGGTATTCGTGACAAGATGGCAGCAGCCAAAGAACTGCTAGACCGTACAGGTTTGATTAAAACAGAAAAGGTACAGGTAGAAGCAGCAGGTGGTGTTATGCTTATGCCAGCTAAAGCAATTGTGGAAGACGATGACTAGAACAGCAGGGCAGTGGAAACTTCCACAGCCAACCGATATTAAAGAAGAAAACGAATGGGTACAGATACCACGTATTGCACGTACTGTACCCTTTGGTTACAAACGAAACGAAGAAGACCCCGATATTCTTGACCCCATCCCAACTGAGTTGGATTTGCTTGAAAAAGCCAGAACATACACAAATCAATATAGCTATCGTGAGGTAGCTAACTGGCTGAGTACAAATAGTGGTAGATATATATCACACGTAGGATTAAGAAAGCGGTTACAGTATGAGCGACAGCGTAAGAACCAAGCTAAAAGCCTCCGCAAGTGGGCAGAGTATGCGGAAAAGGCAATCGCCAAAGCGCAAAGCCTCGAAGAAGAAAGAACAGGTTCAAAAGCCGCAGGTTGAGATACAGGAAATTGAATCTGAAGCTGTTGAGTTTGAGAGTGTAGAAGAAACAGCTAACGTACTCTTTAAACCTAACCCCGGCCCACAGACAGACTTTCTTGCGGCAAGTGAACGTGAAGTATTATACGGTGGTTCAGCAGGTGGTGGTAAATCCTACGCTATGCTTGCAGACCCGCTTCGTTACATGGGGCATCCACAGTTTAGTGGGCTGTTGCTACGACACACTACGGAAGAGTTACGTGAACTAATATTTAAATCACAAGAACTCTATCCAAAAATCTGGCCCGGAATAAAGTGGTCAGAAAGAAAGATGCAGTGGACTGCGCCATCTGGTGCGAGGTTGTGGATGTCATACCTTGACAGAGATGAAGATGTCCTGCGTTATCAGGGTCTAGCTTTTAGCTGGATAGGCTTTGACGAACTGACCCAGTGGCAATCGCCATATGCGTGGAATTACATGCGAAGTCGTCTACGGTCCACTGCCCCTGATTTGCCCATTTTTATGAGGGCAACCACAAATCCCGGTGGAAGAGGGCATCACTGGGTAAAGAAAATGTTTATTGACCCAGCACCCTACAACAAGGCATATGATGCGACAGATATTGAAACAGGTGAAGTTCTTAGGTATCCAGCAGGGCATAGCAAAGCTGGTAAGTCACTATTTAAACGTAGGTTCATTCCTGCTAGACTATCTGACAACCCGTATCTCTCTGAGGCAGGTGACTACGAAGCTATGCTCTTGTCGCTCCCAGAGCAACAGCGTAGACAACTCCTTGAGGGCGATTGGGATATTAAAGAAGGTGCTGCGTTCACAGAGTTTAACCGTGATATTCATGTTGTTGAACCTTTTAATATTCCTAACAATTGGGTTAAGTTTAGAGCATGTGATTACGGGTATGGTTCTTACAGCGGTGTTGTTTGGTTCGCTGTCGCACCGTCTGAGCAACTCATTGTGTACAGGGAATTGTACGTGTCGAAAGTCCTAGCTACGGACTTAGCTGACATGGTATTAGAATTGGAAGCCGAAGATGGAAATATTAAATATGGTGTCTTGGATAGTAGTCTTTGGCATAAGCGTGGTGATACTGGACCATCTCTTGCGGAACAGATGATAAGCAGAGGTTGCAGGTGGAGACCTTCAGACAGAAGCCGTGGTAGCCGTGTAGCAGGTAAGAACGAAATACATAGACGTTTACAGATAGATGAATTTACGGAAGAGCCTAGACTTGTTTTCTTTGATAGTTGCACAAACATTGTCGCCCAATTACCGTCCATCCCGTTGGATAAAAAGAATCCAGAGGATGTGGACACGAAAGCAGAAGACCACTTGTATGATGCGTTAAGGTATGGTATAATGTCACGACCAAGGTTTAGTATATTTGATTATGACCCGATGGGTAGACCCGGTGGCGGTATGCAAGTTGCAGATGCTACCTTTGGATACTAAGGAAAAAAAGTATGGATGAAGATGATATCATGATTGAAGATGACGCTATTGCGTTAGAGGATACAGATGATTCTGTGACTTTTGATGCTGACGTGTCTAATATCATACCATTTGTCATTGAGCGTTATAGACGTGCGGAAGATTATCGTTATCAGGATGAAGAGCGTTGGTTAAGAGCCTATCGTAACTATCGTGGTTTGTATGGTCCTGACGTACAATTTACAGAAGCGGAGAAATCACGTGTCTTTATTAAAGTCACTAAAACAAAAACTCTTGCCGCTTACGGGCAAATTGTTGATGTTTTGTTTGCCAATAACAAGTTTCCTTTATCTATTGAGCCTACGACTTTACCAGAAGGTGTCGTGGCAGATGTTCATTTTGACCCAAAAGAGCCTGAACAATTACAAGCAGAGACTTCTTTATCTAGCCCATATGGTTTTAGAGGTGATGGAAAAGATTTGCCACCGGGTGCTACAGCTAAAACTCTGGCTGAAAAGCTTGGACCGTTAGAAGATAAACTTGAAGGTGTACAAGAAAAACTAAAAGAAGGTCCGGGCAAAACGCCTACTGCAATTGAATTTAGCCCAGCAATGATTGCTGCTAAGAAGATGCAGAAGAAGATACACGACCAGCTTGAAGAGTCAGGTGCTAACAAAAATCTACGTAGCAGTGCTTTTGAAATGGCATTGTTTGGCACAGGTATTATGAAAGGTCCGTTTGCCAAAGATAAAGAATATCCTAATTGGGATGACGATGGTAACTATGACCCACTGTTTAAAACAGTACCACAAGTAGAACATGTATCGGTGTGGAATTTTTATCCAGACCCAGATTCAAACAACATGGATGAGGCGCAGTTTGTAATCGAGCGTCATAAGATGTCTCGCTCACAAATGCGTATGTTAAAGAAGCGTCCGTACTTTCGTGGTCAAGTTATTGATGAGTGCATCCAGATGGGTGAAAACTACATCAAGAAGTATTGGGAAGATGACCTATCTGATTATGCACCAGAGCATGGCATTGACCGCTTTGAAGTTCTTGAGTATTGGGGTATGGTTGACACCGAAATGCTAGAAGAGCAGGGTGTAGAAATACCAAACGAACTAAAAGACTTTGATGAGTTACAGGCAAACGTGTGGATTTGTAACAATAAACTTATACGCATGGTGCTTAATCCGTTTAAGCCAGCTAAGATACCCTACTGTGCTTCACCATTTGAAATGAACCCATATTCTTTCTTTGGTGTAGGTATTGCTGAAAACATGGATGATACGCAAACACTAATGAATGGTTTTATGCGTATGGCTGTTGACAATGCTGTGCTATCAGGAAACTTGCTTATCGAAGTAGATGAAACAAACTTAGTGCCGGGTCAAGACATGTCTATATATCCGGGCAAAGTATTTCGTAGACAATCTGGCGCACCGGGTCAGGCTATCTTTGGTACAAAGTTTCCTAACGTAGCTTCTGAAAATCTTATGCTGTTTGACAAGGCACGTCAGCTTGCAGATGAGTCTACTGGTCTTCCTAGCTTTGCACATGGACAAACAGGTGTGTCGGGTGTAGGTAGAACAGCGTCAGGCATTTCAATGCTTATGAATGCAGCAAGCGGTAATATTAAAACTGTTATCAAGAATGTAGATGATTATTTACTACGACCTCTTGGTGAGGGTTTCTTCCGCTTTAATATGCAGTTTGACTTTGACGCAGATATCAAAGGCGATTTGGAAGTTAAGGCACGTGGTACAGAAAGTCTAATGGCTAATGAAGTACGTAGCCAAAGACTAATGCAGTTCTTGCAAATTGCAAGCAATCCAGCACTTGCACCATTTGCTAAGTTCCAATATGTAATCAGTGAGATTGCAAAGTCAATGGACCTTGACCCCGACAAAGTAACCAACAATATGAGTGAAGCAGCACTTCAAGCAGAATTGATGAAACAGTTTCAAGCACCTGCTCAACCTGAAGGTGGTATGACTCCACCAGCAGGGGCAGATGCAAGAGACCCAACAGGTGCTGGTGGTGGAACAATAGGAACAGGACAAGTACCAGTTCCGGGTGAACAAGGATTTAGTAGTAATGGTGGACAAGCAGCAGGTACTCAGCAAACTCAAGCCGATGGTGGGCAACAATCGCCAGTGGGAAGCATTCAGTAGTTATGTAGATATGGCTATTGAGCAGCATCAAAAGGTGCTAGAACAATCTGATGACACGGTAATGATGCATCGTCAGCAGGGTGCTATAACCGCTTTGCGTAAACTCAAATACTTACGGGATGAAGTAAATGGATAAACAGATGGACATGTTTGATAACGGTGGCCTTATGCAAGAGGGCGGCTCTATTGACCCTGTATCGGGTAACGATGTTCCTGTAGGCTCTACGCAAGAAGAAGTACGTGATGATATTCCAGCCCAGCTAAGTGAGGGTGAATTTGTTTTTCCTGCTGACGTAGTACGATACATTGGCCTTGAAAACTTAATGCGTATGCGCCAAGAAGCTAAGATGGGTTTGGCTCAGATGGAAGCTATGGGTCAAATGGGCAATAGTGAAGAAGCTACCATGCCAGATGATTTACCATTTGATATGTATGACCTAGAAGTAGAAGACGATGGTGTACAGGATTTTGCACAGGGTGGTGTAGTTCAAGCACAAGCAGGTACATTTGTGCCACCACAGCAAAACTATGGCATTAGTGGGTTTCAACAATCTCAGTTTTCTGGATTTCAACCCCAACCTATAACACCACCATCAATGCAACCTCTTCAACCTACGTCTATGCAACCTTTGCAGCCTACAGGTATGCAACCTTTACAAACTACAGGAACACCTGTTTCAACAACTCAAGTGTCTGGGCTACCCGGTCAAGCAGGTGCGGGATTTGATGTAGGTCCACCAGACGAATATAAAACATATAGAAATGAATCTGGTCAAGAAATACAAGTACCTTTTAAAGATGGTAAGGTTCATCCAACATTTACTGTACCATCTGGATATACCTTAGCGACAGGTCCACAAGAAACAAAGGTAGAAGACACTACACCAGAAACTACTCAAGTAACACAACAGCCTCAAGATGATGATGATGGTGCGCCTCAAGTTGATACTATTATTTCAGGAGACAAAGGGCAGTTCTCTACAACTGACATGAGAGGTGTCGGTTACGATAGAGGTGCTATGCAAAAAGCTGCTAAAGAAGGTAGTGTAGAAGACCAAGAGTTATTAGATGCTTTAAATGAAATAGCTAAAGCACAAGCAAAAGATGTAAGACCACTTATGGGTATGGCTATTGGATTATCACCAGTAGGAAGCGCACTACAAGAAGTAGGAACACGAATTGCTCAACAAACGGGTGTAGGTAAATATAAAGAAACTAAAGGCGTTAACCCACGTAGGGAGTTTCTTACCTCTCAAAAAGTAACTATGGATGCATTTCTTTCTGGCTTAGACAATACCTACGGTGGAACACGGGATGCGTTTAAAACGGGAGAAGGCACTGCCGGACAGCGTTTGCATGAACTTGCCCCTGAAGTAAAACGTAGTTTGGCAGGTGAATTAAAAGCTACACAAACTGCTTTGAATACTGCCCTAGAAGGTAAAACTATGGAAGACCTTCGTGCGGAAATAAGTAACACTGAAGAAGGTCTAGGCAAAGATATTGCTGAACTAGGTTTGTCAAAAACTTATAATGACGGCAAGGCGGAACGCGAGAAAACTTACGGTCAACTATTTGCAGAAGCACGTGCCACTAAATCAGCTAGGGATAAAGTAGCTTCTCAATATGGTTTTGACGCATCGGGTATGTCTCTTTCAGACGCTAGAAAAAAAGGGCAGCAAATAGAACAGCAAAGAAAAGCGGAAGCAGCGGCTAGAGCAGCAACATATGCAAGACAAGATAGAGGAGATAGCGAAGCTGATAGACAAGCATCTCAGGCATATTCAAGTACTGGACAAGGAAGACAATCTTCCTCTGCAGCGTCTTATTCAGGTCGTGGCATAGGCGGTGAATTTGGCATGGCTAAAGGTGGTCTTGCTAAACAGATGGAGAAAAGTGGTCTAACTCCTAAAAAATAAGACCACATATCAATGGCTACCTAACCCCCCAACACTGGCTACGGTTAGCCCCATAAGGAGAAGACAATGGCTGAAACAGCTATTATGGCAGAAGAAATGCAATCACCAAAAAAGGTTGCATTTGCAAACAAACCTTACACGCAAGAAGAGCGAATTAAGCGTGAAGAGGAAGAACTGGAACAACTCATCAAAGAACAAAAGGGTGAGGTAGAAGAGCCAGCACAAGAGGAAGAAGCAGAGCCAGCAAACGCAGAAGAACGTACTTTTAAAAAGCGTTACTCTGATTTACGTAGGCATCAGCAAAAACAAGCAGAAGAACTTAAAAAAGAAATAGATGAACTAAAAAGACAGCTAAGTACTGCTGCTCAAAAAGAAATGAAACTTCCTAAGTCTGATGAAGACATAGAGGAATGGGCCAAAGAGTATCCTGATGTAGCACAGATTGTAGAAACAATTGCCATGAAGAAAGCGGCAGAGCAAGCAAGTGTACTTGAAGACCGCATGAAAGCAATTGACGAGATGCAACAATCTGCATCAAAGGAAAAAGCGGAAGCAGAGTTGATTAGATTGCATCCAGATTTTTTGGAAATTCGTGATAGTGATGACTTTCATGATTGGGCAGATGAGCAACCTAAGTGGGTGCAAGATGCTCTCTACGAAAATGATAATGATGCACGGTCAGCCGCTAGAGCAATTGACTTATATAAAGTAGATAGAGGGATTACAAGTGAGAAGAAGTCTAAAAAAACTAAAGGTGCTGCTGAAGCGGTGTCCACTAAAGGCAGTAGAAGCACACCTCAAACAGACGAGGCTTCCACTTATTTAAAAGAATCTGCAGTTCAGGCAATGTCGCCACAAGAATACGAAAAGAACGCAGACGATATTATGGAAGCTATCCGCACAGGAAAGTTTATCTATGATATTTCTGGCTCTGCCAGATAAAAAAGTGTTGACAAATAGTTATTTTTCAGTATAACTATATGTAACCAAGTGTGGATGTATAGCGCAATATATCCACACATAACAGCAAACAAACACAGCTTACGGATTACCTGACGAGTTTGGCCTGTTGAACAGTAGGGCGGCCACCTTACTTGAATACACACCCAAATGAATTAGCCTCTGATAGTCTGGTGAGTTTGCATCTGTAGAAAAAATGCTAACTTAGGAGAAAAATCATGGCATTTGCATCAGCAAGTGGGTATGGTAATCTTCCTAACGGTAATTTTTCACCTGTAATTTACAGCAAACAGGTGCAGCTTGCTTTCCGCAAGTCTGCCGTTGCTGAAGCAATCACTAATAATGATTACTTCGGTGAGATTGCTGCAATGGGTGATTCCGTTAAGATTATCAAAGAACCCGAAATTACAGTCAAGAACTATGCACGTGGTACTACTATCACACCGCAAGACCTTGATGACGAAGACTTTAACCTGACAATTGACAAAGCTAACTACTTTGCATTTAAGGTTGATGACATTGAAGAGGCGCACAGCCACGTAAACTTCCAGCAATTGGCAAGTGACCGTGCAGCTTATCGCCTAGCTGACCAGTTTGACCAAGACGTTCTTGGCTACTTAACTGGCTTTAAACAGTCTGCAATCCACGGTGTAGCGGATACTGTTAACACAACTGTTAACGGTTCAAAATCTGTAAGCACTGCTGGTTCTGACGAACTGTTGTCATCAATGAAACTGGAAGCTGACGATTTCGGTGGCTCTGCAGGTTCATCAATTGGGATTCAGCCACGTCTACCGGGTGCATCTGCTGTACCGGGTTCAGGCAATGCTAACCCAACAATGGTTATTGCTCGTATGGCTCGTAAGCTAGACCAGCAAAATGTGGATACTCAAGGCCGTTGGCTTGTTGTAGACCCAGTGTTCCTAGAAGTACTGAAGGACGAAGACTCAAAACTTCTGAACTCAGACTTTGGTGGTTCAGGTCTGCAGAACGGACTTGTAGTGAATAACTTGCACGGCTTCCAAGTGTATGTTTCAAACAACTTGCCTTCAATTGGAACAGGTTCAGATACCGTTGGTGGTACTAACGCTTCCAACTATGGCATGATTGTTGCTGGACATTCATCAGCAGTAGCCACTGCAGAGCAGATTAACAAGACAGAAACATATCGTGACCCTGACAGCTTTGCTGACATCGTTCGTGGTATGCACCTGTATGGTCGTAAGATTCTACGTCCAGAGGCTCTTGTTAATGCTAAAATTAACTTGGTATAAGGGGAGTATTGAAAAATGGCTAACATTACTGCAGTACTGCACCCTGAATCAGGGAACTCACAGCGTGGACGTAACCCGTACTACGTAGATGTCACAATTGACCTGACCACAAATAGCATTGCCCCCGGTGATACTATTCAGGCAATTACCGTACCTGCTAACACATTAATCATGGCAGCAGGTTTTCAAGTTGTAGAATCTGCAACTATGAATACAGGTACAGACGCAACTGCTGCTCTTGGTTTCACTGGTGGTGATGTCGATGAGTTTGCAGCCGCACTGGACATTGACGGTGCATCTGATGGCGATTACGCTCCACAGGTTGCAATTGATGGCCTAGCACCATCTACTTCTTCTGACACAATTGACTTTGTGTTGGCGGGTAGTGGTGCGTCATTCTCAGCAGGTAAGCTACGTGCTTACGCTGTGATGATGGACATCAGCGACCAAGGTGACATGGCTGCTGACGAAGTAGACCGTGACACACTTGCATAAGTAATCACTTAGTGAGGGCAGGGCAACTTGCCCTCACTTACTCTTTTAGGAATTAACGATGGCATATGATTACTTAGGCTTGACAAACGAAGTGCTAGCAAGAATGAATGAGGTGGAATTAACTGCCTCTAATTTTGCAACTGGCGCACGTGGATTTCAAGTACAATGTAAAAACGCTGTAAACGATGCTATCAACTATGTCAATCAACGTGAATTTGGTTGGCCTTTTTCACATGCAACTAGCACTGTAACACTGGTAGCAAACACAACTCGCTACACTATACCAACTACAGCTACGCATGTTGACTATGAAACATTTAGAATATCAAAAGATAATACTCTTGGTGTTGCAGGTACAACTCTACGAGTACTTGACTATAAAGAATACGTAGACAGATTCATTGACCAAGAAAGTACTACGGGTGTAGGCGGTGTTCCTATCTATGTGTTTCGTACACCAGATAATAACTATGGTTTATATCCATATCCAGATGCAGGTTATGAATTAAAATTTGAATATTTTGACAGACCTACTGCTCTTTCTGCAGCAACAGATGTACCGACAATACCAGAACAGTTTCGTCAGGTAATTGCAGATGGTGCTACTGCATATGCCTATCAGTATCGCGGCGAAGCACAACAGTATGGCATTAACTTTTCAAGATTTGAAGACGGCATCAAACATATGCAGTCAATCCTGTTAAACAGGGTAGACTATGTGAGGTCAACTTATATACCGCACTCGCAGAGATACGGCATTAACACAGCAATGTTTTAGGTGATACATGGCAGACGAATCAGGATTAAGCCCATTTGTCTTTGCCTGTTCAGGGGGATTGGTATTAGACCTATCTACCTTTGAAATGCAACCGGGTATGGCACTTGAGTTGCAAAACTTTGAGCCAGACATTAAAGGCGGATACAGACGTATCTCAGGATACACAAAGTGGAATACTAATATTGTGCCTCAAGACGCTAGTTCCAGTGAAAAGGTTCTAATGTCTGCTTTCTTTAATAATAAAGTTATTGCGGCACGTGGTGGTAAAATACATGAAGCTGGAACAACAGGTAGCTGGACACAGATTGACACTGGCAGAACAAATGCTGGTAAGTACACACACTTCCGTTACAATCTGGCTGGCACAGATTTTATCGTGTGGGCTGATGGCGCAAATCATGCGACCAAGTATGATGGCACTACTGTTACTGACCTCAACGCAACAGGCGCACCTGCTAACCCAAAGTTTGTAGTTGGTTTTAAAGATGCACTGTTCTTTGCTGGTATGTCTGCTACACCACAGGCAATAACTTTTACAGCACCTTTTACAGATAGTGATTTTAGTACAGCTAATGGTGCAGGTACAATAAATGTAGACAGTAATATTACTGGACTGTTTCCATTTCGTGACCAATTATTTATATTCTGCGAAGAACGTATATTTAAATTAGTTGGCAATACCATAGCAGACTTTCAAGTGTTACCTGTTACACGTGAAATAGGTTGTGTTAATGGACATACTATTCAGGAAGTTGGTGGTGATATTATCTTTCTTGGTCCAGACGGACTGCGTACTGTTGCTGGTACAGAGAAAATTGGTGACGTTGAACTTGGCACAATTAGTCGGCAGGTACAGCCACGCTTTGAAGGTCTGACAGATGTTGATGAATTTGACAGCGTAGTTGTACCAGATAAAACACAGTATCGCATATTCTTTTCTAATGCAAATATAACACGTGGAAACACAACAGGTGTTATAGCAGTTAGAAAACAAACATATGAGTTTGCAGACCTTCGTGGTATAAGACCAAGTAGTACAGACTTTATCGTTGACCAAGGTGAATCAATAGTTTTACACGGCGAGTATGATGGTTATGTATATCGTCAAGAAACAGGTAATGACTTTGATGGTAATACCATTACAGGTAAGTACAGGTCTCCTGACTTATCATTAGGTGATGCAGGTATCCGTAAAAACTTTCAGCGGATAATTATTAACTACGCACCTGAAGCTGCTGTAAATGCAGATTTGTTTGTAAGATACGACTATGAGTCACCACAAGTACCCCGTCCTGCTGCATATCCGTTTGATACAGCCACAGTGGTTGCGGTTTATGGTTCATCAGTATATGGAACAGCAACATACGGTGGTCAGTCAAACCCATTAATTAGACAGCCTATTGAAGGGTCAGGATTTGCTGTGGCACTACGGGTAAACGACAGGGGTGTATCAGCCCCGTATTCGCTGAAGGGATTTCAGCTAGAATTTGATGTAGGAGCAAGACGCTAATGGCAGGTTATACCAGACAGTCTACATTTACTGACGGTGACATTATCAATGCTGCCGATAGTAATGACGAGTTCAACCAGCTACTTAATGCATTTAGCATTAGCACAGGCCACAAACATGATGGCACTGCTGCTGAAGGTCCAGTCATTGGTTTGATTGGTGACCCCGGTGTTGCTACACCTATAAACAAAGTTGTTGTGGACGATACAAACAACCAGATTGAATTTAATATTGATGTATCTTCTGTATCAACAGAACAGTTTGTAGTTAAAGATGGTGTTATTGAACCAACTACAACTAACGATATTGACTTAGGTTCATCTTCTAAAAAATTTAAAGACTTGCATCTTGCTGGTGCGGCTAATATTGGCGGTACAGTAACTTTGTCTGGCAATGTTCTTGTGTCTGGTACTTTAGGTGCTGACCTTATTCCAGATGCAGATGATACTCGTGATATTGGTAGCACCTCTGCTGAATGGAAAGACTTGTACATTGATGGCACTGCATACGTAGACGCTATCAACTACGCTGGTACAGCTATTACATCTACAGCAGCAGAACTAAACTTGATGGATGGTGGTACGTCTATCGGTACAACTGCTGTAGCAGGTGGAGATGGTATTGTAACCAACGATGCAGGAACTATGCGTCAGACTACTGTGGATACATTTGATACGTATCTTGCAGCCACAACAAAAACACTTACAAACAAAACAATTGATGCTGACAACAATACCCTATCTAATATTGAAGTAGACAATTTTAAAGCTGCTACAATAGTATTAGAGTCAGAGGGTATTGGCTCAAATGATAATGATACAACAATACCTACATCTGCTGCCGTCAAGGATTATGTAGACACACAAATTACTGCAGAAGATTTAGACATTGCAGGTGATAGTGGTACAGGTGCTATTGACTTAGACTCGCAGTCTTTGACTATTGCTGGTACAACTAATGAAATTGAAACATCTGCTTCTGGTCAAACACTTACTATTGGGTTGCCTAATAATGTAACAATAGGCAATAATCTTACTGTTACTGGTGACCTGACTGTATCAGGTGATGATATTACTATGGGTACGAATACCTCTGGTCATATCATGGTGGCTGACGGTACAAACTTTAACCCAGTTGCTGTGTCGGGTGACGTGACTATTAGCAGTGCTGGTGCAGTTACTATTGCCAGTGGTGCTGTTGAAACAGCAATGGTTAATGCTAATGTTATTACAGGTCAAACTGCAGAAACATCTGTAGACAGTTCTAACGATTTAATTCTTCTATACGATAACTCTGCAACAGCGTTACGCAAGATGACTGTCGCAAACCTTGTTTCTGCTGCAGGTGGATTAACTGACGTGGTTGCTGATACAACCCCCCAGCTTGGTGGTGACTTAGATGTAAACGGTAACGACATCGTATCTACATCTAATGGTAACATTGACATCTTGCCAAACGGAACAGGAGTTGTAAACCTTGATGGCGATGGTTCATCAGGTGGTGTCTCTATTTCTGATGGTCTTGTTGATATTCGTACAGGTACTGGCACACGCTCACAGGTCAAGTTCTACTGTGAGTCTAGCAATGCTCACGCACAAACACTTCAACCACAACCTCACTCTGCTGGCGTAACAAACACCCTGACACTACCTGCTGGTGGTAATCAGGAAATTGTAGGTACAACAGCCACACAAACCCTGACTAACAAAACAATAGATGCCGCACAGTTATCCGGCACGGTTGCTAACGCACGTTTGGATGCAGAGTTACAAGCACTTGCTGGCCTGACATCTGCAGCAGACAAAGGTATTCAGTTTACTGGTTCTGGTACTGCAGCAGTATATGACCTAACAGCAGCAGGTAAAGCACTATTAGATGATGCAGATGCATCAGCACAGCGTACTACACTAGGTCTAGGTACAGCCGCTACACAGACTGTAGGTACAAGTGCAAACAACGTAGTACAGTTAGATGGGTCAGCTAGACTGCCAGCAGTTGATGGCTCACAGCTTACTAACCTACCAGCAAGTGGTGATGGTGGTATTGCAATGGCAATTGCATTAGGGTAGTTGACAACCACGTAAAAATATGGTATAATTACCGTATAATTAATTGGAGTAAATAATGGCAAACGCATTTCTAAGTGAGACAGATACAGCTATTGGTACATCTGCTGCCACTATCTACACTTGTCCTGCTTCTACTGAAACTACCATTATTGGTTTGAGTATTGCTAACATTGTGACTAGCCAAGTTACTGTAGACGTAAAGCTAAATGGTGCTGGACGTACTAGCGGTGCAGTGGATAATGTTCACCTTGTAAAAGCAGCACCCATTCCTGTAGGTGGTTCACTTGTAGTTGTAGGCGGTGACCAGAAGGTAGTGCTAGAACCGGGTGATACAATCACTGTTGAGTCTGACACTGCATCGTCTGTTGACGTTGTACTTAGCCACCTAGATATTACATAAGGAGTAGGGCATGGCGTATCAAGGCGCAGCACCAATACCAGCTTTCCAAAGCCGCCCTGCCAAGCAGGAGTTTAACGGCACTGGTTCAGCAACCACGTTTACCCTGAACAGAACAGTTCGGGCAGAGGACATTGTTGTGTCTGTAGATGGTGTTGTGCAAGAGCCGACAGATTCCTACACTGTGCCTGATGGTACTACCCTAACATTCTCTGCTGCCCCATCAAGCGGCACTGGCAACATCTTTGTTATGTACATGGGTACATCAATGGGGTCGGTTGCTCCTGCTGCTGAGAACAAGGGTAACTTCAAGGCTGGCGGTATGTTCCGTACCAACGCACAAACCTTGAATGATGACGTAACTATATTGGCAACAGAGAACGCTAACGTAACAGGGCCACTAACAGTAGCAACAGGGGTTACCCTGACTGTTAACTCAGGTGGTACATTGGTGACGCTATGAGTACATTAAAAGCAGATACAATCGTAGCGGCAGACGGCACTAGCCCTGTCACGCTGACTAAGCAAGATGCGGCAAAGGCGTGGGTTGTGTATGACCAGTCTGCAAACACAGTACGAAACTCGCTTAACGTCAGCAGTATTGGAGATACTGCTACAGGAGATTTCTTGAGAAACCACGCATCATCATTTTCAGACGCCTATTATACAAATACTGGAGGCGGTTCATATCATGGAAGTGAGGGCGTTACCGATGATTCGCTTGGTCATAGACACGCCACAAGCACAACAAGCAGTGTTGCTATGAAAACAACTTATGGCGGTGCGGGTTTAACTGCACTTGATTGGCAATCCAACGAAATTGTTTCACACGGAGACCTAGCATGAGTGAGATAATTACGGACAACCTCACGGGCAAGACTTCTGCTGGCGATGTGACGATTACCTCTGAGGGCGGTTCTGCTACGATGCAACTGCAACAGGGGGTGGCAAAGGCTTGGGTTAACTTCAATGGCACTGGCACGATTGCAGAGCGTGACTCGCTAGGCGTAAGTGGGTTGGTAGATAATGGGACTGGTAATTATTCAGTTAATTATACAAATGCAATGTCAAATGCTGAATATTCTATTTCAGGAATAAGCACTTGGAATACATCTGGAACTTCGGGTTCAATATTTGCTGCCAGTACAGGCACTTTTTCAACAACAAGTCAACAGATTGTTGTCTATCAGAGTAATTCTTTGTTTGCTCTTTTAGATTCACACACTGTTTGTTTAAATGTATTCGGAGACCTCGCATAATGGCTGGAAAGATTATAGCAGACACTTTGGAAACTGGTGCTGGTGCTGATATCGCCACCAGCTATGTTGTTAATGGTAGTGCGAAGGCTTGGGTGAACTTGAATGGTACTGGTACTATTGCCGCCCGTGACAGTTTTAACCACAGTAGCCTTACCGACAATGCAAATGGTGATTACACCAACACCATAGCATCTGCTATGGGTAATGCTAATTATGCAGTAAGTCTGGCAAACACACAGGGAGAAGCCGCTAGTACTAACTCTGCAATAGGTATTAGAACTACTGGCACAGCAGGGGATGACCCTGCCTCTACCTATAGTACTACCTCACAAAGAACTATTCACAGAATATCTTCTGGTAGTTCAGGCGATATAACTATTTGCTGTATATCTGTTTTAGGAGACCTCGCATAATGAACACACCTGAATTTAAAGGCACACATCTATGGGACAGACTATGCTGGGCAAAGGAAAACCTTGAGGCTTATCAGTCAGACTACCGTGTGGTCTACGAGGACAGCATTGATGAGTGCGCCAAGATACTTGTGCCAGACCCTAACTGGATGGCCTGTGCATTGCAGGGTGGCATCTTACCACCTGTGTGGGTTTACCATGAGTTAGCCAAAGATGAAGCGCAGGAAGATTTTAAGAAACATACTCGTGGCTACCTGTTGCACGAAACAGAACCTGTCGGTGCAATGACAGAAGAAGAAGCTATTGAGTACCTGATTATGAAAGATGTTCCGCAGTCTGTATGGCAGACTTGGGATGAGGGCAACCGCCCTAAAATGGTAATATGTAGCAAGGAACAGTTACCATCTACTCGTGAGTGGAGAAACGCATGGCGTATCTCTGACGACTTAACAACCC